TAGGAATTGCAGGAACAGGTATTGGTTTGCTAGTTGTAGCATTCGGCTCTTTAATTGCTCACTTTACAAAAACTAAAAAAGGTGCAGAAATTTTAGAAAGAGCGTTGGCTGGTGTTGGTGCAGCAGTAACTGTTATAGTTGATAGAATTGCAGATTTTGGACAGGGAATATTTAAACTGTTTAGTGGAGAAGCAGTAGCAGGTGTTTTAGAAATGGTTTTTGCTTTTAAGGATATGGGTAAAGAAATTAAAAATGATACTGCTTTGGCTGTAGCTTTAAAAAAATCAACACAAGAATTAGCAGATAGTCAAAGAGAGTTAAATGTAGAAACAGCACAACGAAGAGCAGATATAGAAGCCTTAAAATTAATAGCTGAAGATGTTACCAAATCAGAAAAAGTAAGACTTAAGGCAGCACAAGATGCTTTTGCTATTGAAAATGAATTGTTAGATAAAAGAGTTGCAAATGCACAAGAAGCGGTTAGATTAGAGGAAATAAGACAAAGAAATATTAAGCCTCAAAAAGAAGACTTAGACATACTTGCACAACTGGAAATAGATTTAGCTAATATTAGAGGTGAATCTACTACTAAACAAATAGAACTTAATAATAAGATAAATGCAATACAAGCTGAAGGGACAGCAAAAAGACAACAAGAATTAGCTGATTTAAAAGCAGCTGATGCAGAAAGACTAGGTGACCTACAAGCATTAGTAAAGGAATCAATTAAATTAAATGATGAACTAGAAAAAGCAGATAACAAATACTTAGATAATTTCTTAAAGAACAGGAAAAAAGAAATGACAGCCGAATCTTTGTTAGCTGATATGAAAAAACAGTTGGCAAACCAGGGGTTAAATTTACTTTCTGAAATAGCAACAGAAGGTAGTGCTTTAGCAAAGGCTACAGCTGTAACTCAGGCTACTATATCTGGTATTGAAGGTGTGCAAAATGCTTATACTACAGCTCAAAAATCTCCTTTTACTTTAGTTTTTCCAGGTTATCCTCTTGTACAAGCTGGACTAGCTGCAGCATTTTCAGCTGTACAAATTAAAAAAATATTAAGTGCTAATAGTTCTGGTAGTGGTGGTGGTGTAGGTGTAAGTGGTGGTGGTGGTAGTAGTGGCTCTCCAGCACCTCAAATGATGTCAGGAGCTTTTGAATTAGGTGGTGGTTTAGAACCAGAACCAGTCAAAGCATTCGTTCTGACGGATGAAATGAGTAATAGTCAGAACCAATTAGCCAACATAAGACGAAGAGCTACTATATAAAAATCAAACAAATACTAATTTAATCTATTTAATAATATGCCTTGCGAAGAATGTGAAAATGGAAAAGTAAAATGGGGTAAGACTGGTGAATGCCAGTATGACTCTATAGCTGAATGTGAAGCAGCTAACAAAGACTATTACGAAAAAACTACATCTATAGTAGAACTTGTAATTGATGATGATAGTCAAGAATTAGCTATTGATGCAATAAGTCTGGTATCAGCGCCAGCAATCGAACAAGATTTTGTTTACTTTGGAAAAGAAAAAAATAACTTGACTTTTGCTAAAGTTGACGAAGAAAAAAGAATGCTGGTTAGTCCGGCACTTATACCTAACAAACAGATATTTAGATACGACCCAAATACGGACAGTGAGTATTATGTATATTTTAGTCCCGCAACCGTTAGAAAGGCGAGTGAACTTTATTTAAAACACAACAACCATCACAAAGCTACTTATGAACACCAAGATAGAGTGTCTGGAGTTTTAACTGTAGAATCTTGGATAAAAGAAGGGGACATGGATAAGTCAAAACTTTATGGATTTGATTTACCAAACGGCACATGGTTCGTGAAAATGAAGATACAAAATGAAGACCTTTGGAACAAAATAAAAGAGGGCGAGCTTAAGGGTTTAAGCATCGAAGGATATTTTACCGATAAAATGGCGAAGATGTCAGAAAGAAAGCCAACAGATGAAGAGATACTAAAAGCTCTTAATGAAATAATTACAAAATCAAACGGATAGAAAAAATTTCTATTATATTACAAACTCACACTAATAAAAAAAATACTATGGACATTAAAGAACAAATTTTAGTAGCTCTTGGTCTTAACAAAGAAAAAGAAGTTACTTTAGCTTGGCAGTCGAAGAGCGAGGATGGTACTATCTTTGTTTCTACTGCAGAAGAGCTAGAAGCTGGCGTAGATATTTCAGTCTTAACGGAAGACGGTACTACTATATTATTGCCAGTAGGAACGTATAAAACGGATACAGGCGTATCTTTTCGTGTAGAAACTGAAGGTATTGTGGCCGAAGTTATCGAGTCAGAAACTGAGCAAGTTGATACTGTTGAAGAGGAAGAGATGTCTGAAGAGTCTGTTGAATTAGCTCCAGAAGATAAAGAAGATTATGATGAGGAAGCTGATGTAGCTGACTGGAAGGGAATGGAAAAGCGTATCAAAAACTTAGAGGATGCTGTTGCAGACCTTAAAAGAGAAAAAGTAGGTGGTGATGATGATGTTGAAGAAATGTCAGAAGAAACTACTGAGCCTGGAACTAATCCTAAAACTATAACTACTAAAGAAGTTGTAGAATTTTCAGCTGAAGATGAATTAGAAAAACTAAAAGCTGAAAACGAAAAACTAAAAACTGAATTAGCAGAAACACCAGCTGATTCACCAATTAACACAAATAAATTTAGTGCTGATAGAAAACCTGTAAGTAGAAAAGATTACAGAAGAATGTCTAGCAGAGATAAATTTTTACACGATTTAAATAAATAATATTAATAACTAAAAAAAAACAAAACTATGGCGTTTAACGTAACATCAAATTTTGCAGGAAAAGCAGCTGGATTCTATATCAGCGCCGCTTTAAAGCAAGCAACATCATTAGACTATTTAACAGTAATGGAAAACGTTAAATATAAATCTAATATCCAGAGAATGGCTGGAAGCACGGTAGTTAGAGACGCAACTTGCGACTTTACTGACCACGGAACTTTAGCGATGACCGAAAAAGTCCTTGAGCCGAAGAACCTACAAATAAATATTGACCTTTGTAAGAAAACTTTACTAACGAGCTGGGAGGCGTTAGAAATGAGAGCAGGAGCAGGAGCTATGCCTCCAGTTTCTTTTGAAGACTATGTAATATCTTACATGGGTGAAATTATTGCACAAGCAACAGAAGACTCTATCTGGAGTGGTGTTGCTGCAAATAACGGAGAGTTTGCTGGTTTCTTAGGAGCAGCAACTGGTTACTTATTACCAGGTGTTGATGCAACAGTTATACAGTCATCAGCTTCAGGAGCTTATACAGCTGGTAACATTATAGCTAACTTACAAACTTTAACAGCTGACATGGCAGCTAACGTTTCACCAATTTTAAGAAAGGAAGACTTACATATCTATATGAATGCTAAGACTTATGCTTTCTATGTATCAGCAGTTTCTACATTAGGATATGTAAATGCTTATAACATGAATGGTGACTATGAGCCAGTTTTTGAAGGCTATAAAATCGCTGTGTGTCCCGGAATGGTCGATAACCAAGTCGTGGCAGCAGAGAAGTCTAACTTGTTCTTCGGTACTGACCTGTTGAGCGACGCTACACGTATCCAGTTAATGGACATGAGTTTACTCGATGGGAGCGATAACGTACGTGTTGTAGCTAGATATGCAGGAGGTGTACAAACAGGAGTTGGTGCTGATATTGTAAGACAATCATAATAAACTAAATTTATAGAAGCAAGGGCGTAAAAACCCTTGCTCCTTTAACCTTAAAAAATTCAAACATATGGCATGCACGGCATTAACGAAGGGACGCGGACTGGACTGTAATCGTATCGCAGGAGGCGTGAAATTCCTTTATTTCTCAGTTTATGACAATTTTGCTAGGGCAGATTGGGCATATGCTTCAGGTACTGAAGGAGAAATAGATACAATCAACTTTCAGTCTTCAACGATATACAGATATACAGTTCCAAGAGGTTCTACAACAGCAAATGAAACGCTGACAGGTTCAACGGAAAATGGAACGTTATTTTATACACCTACGGTAAACATGGTTCTTAACCGTTTAACAAAAGAAGACCAAAACGAGATACGTTTATTAGGACAAACTCAAGTTAGAATATTTGCACAATTAAACGCAACACATCCAGCAACAGGCAATGATGTGATTATATGTTTAGGAATGCATAATGGAATGTCAATGAATGCAGGAACGGCTGATAGCGGCGCTGCTTTCGGTGACCGTAATGGTTACACGTTGACCTTCGATGGTCTCGAGGCACAACCTTTTGCTATGTTAGAAGATGTAGCAGCTGGAGGCGCACCATTCTCTAACTCAGGTGTGACAGGATTAAGTATAGTAACTTCATAACATAATTTGTAGTTTTCATATATATTCTTGATTAGGGGGCTTTATGCCCTCTTTTCGTTTATAAGCCAAATAAAAAAGCTCTTTTTCTATTATA